TAGAAAAAATATAAACATATTTTTGTTATATATTTCTATTATTTTTTGAAATAGTTGTAGCCCTCGATATATTCTTGATTATTTTATCTCGACTTTCTTCTTTACAATCCATTGCCTCGACCATTATTTTACTATATTGGTCTGACCGATAAGAGTCTGAGTCATTATAATCAGGGTATGTTTCTTTATAGGTTTTAATAAGTTTTTCATTTTTATAGGATATACTTTTAATCATCTGTTTCATACGTTTCTTATCATCATCATCTTTTTCCCATATATTTTGATCCTTCAAATAAAATGTTTCTCTCTTTTGGTCTGTGCAATGAATTGGTCTTACTGTTTCATCTAAAGAATTCAGATTTTTAACAATAATATTAGATATACCTTCTACAAACCCTACCTCACCTACATTCATAAAATCAGATAACTGCAACTTTATAGAATCCACAAAATCGGTAATATTCATCGCATTTTTACAAGTCTCATTTAGAAAGAAGTTTAAGTTAAATGCTTTGTTATGTGAATTTGTTGTATTGACTATATTGTGGCTATTGTTTGTATTAGTAATCCCATTTTTGACTATTTCTAAAATGAGTTCTTTGATTTCTTTATTTTCCTTCAAAAGATATTCTATCAATTTGTCGTTCTTGTCGTTATTGTTTAGGGTTTTATTTTGAGTTATATTTTCGGCAATTAAACAAGATTTTTTATGAGCATATAACGTTGACGAATGTTTGTATGATTTGCCACAACTACACGTATATGTTTTTTTTGAACCGAACTTTTCTAATGTAGGATTTTGTAGGATTTTGTGCTTATCGGTTAACAGATGTCTATCATATTGACTTTTACGAGACGTATAATAATTACAACAAATACATTCAAAATTAGCGGAACTTTTTTGTATAGGAACCATTGTGTATATATCCTACAAAAAAAAGTTCCTAAACCTTTTTTCACAAAAATATTTTAAAAATATCATAACAAAAAATATAAAATATCGTTTTATTTGTGACGATAAAAATTCATTATCAAGTCAAAAAAAATTCTCAGTAAGAGTGTTTTTGCAAATTTTTTTTGGACATTTATTTTTGTCCATTTTAAAATTTCAAAATACTTTTCAACTTTGATTTTCGATTTTTAATATTGCCAAATTCTATGTCTTAATTCTTTATCGTTGTAAAATTTATTATATGTATTTGAAAATAAGGAAGTCGCGGAAAATTTAGGATACATATATGATTGATGGATTTATGACAAAAATAGAAATAAGGTTGAATTATAATCTAACCATAATATATTATGGCGAAAACACAACGTAGAAGACAAAAAAAACAAAAAGGAAACAAAAGAAAAATAGCTAGAACTAGAAAAATGAGAGGTGGTGCATTCACTCAAACAGAAATGCAACAATTACACTCTAACGGATTTTCAGAAGACCAAATTCAAACTTTACAAGAAAGAAATATTCCTTTTAATGAGGTTATGGAGAGAATAAATAATTTATGGAACCAAGGTGACACTGGGTTTCATGGCAATTCAAATGAATTTTCAGAACAAATAATGCATGAACTTCTTAATGAGGAAACAAATGATTTATTTGACGCTATACCACAAGCAGAAGATGATATTCATGATTTGGATTTGTCATTTAATGGCGATGATGTTTCATTACACTTGTCTGATTTAAATGTATCACAAGACAGTATGAGAGCAAACACAACTGTTGCTGACGAATCGTTTAATAACTCACAGTTATCAGATATTTCATTGCCATCTGTGTTTTCGGAAAATGAATCCGTTGTGAGCGAAACAGGTGGAAAAAGACGCAAAAGAAAGTATTCTATAAAATATAGAAAAAGTAGAAAAAGTAGAAAGAGTAGAAAACAAAAAGGTGGCAGATGTTTTGGAAACGGTGTAGGTGCGAATAACTATGATCCAAATTATTCCATTTATAATACGAATATGTTGAAACTCTTTCCATATAAATCTTAATAAAATGATATTATTTTATCAATTAGTTTTTTTTGATTATCTGTTAAAGCATATAATTTTTCAAAGTTATTTACCAATAAATTTATTTCTTCTTTTTTATTTATATGGTCACTATCTAATATTTCTCTAAAATGTCCATAAAAAGCTATAGTGTCTATTTGTTGTCTAAGTCCCATAAAATCTGATTTTACTTCTTCAAAAACGTCTATAAGTAATTTAGTATCAGGAGCAGTTCTAGTCAAATTATTTCCCATTTTATTATGATTGATTTATATGAATATTATATATTTAAATCAATTTTAAATTTAAATAGTTGGTATGAATTCCCAGTCTAATTCTGCGCAAATTTTCTTCCAAATAATGTCTTGTTCCATTCGTTTTTCTGGGTCTTTTAACATTGGGAAATGTTCCAAATATTTATCTTCTCCTAATAATTCACATAGTTTATATGCGGTATAATAATAATTTAAAAAATTAACGCGGTCGTCTGGACAATATTTTGAATAAGGTGATTGCAGTTCAATAAATAAATTACATAATGTCTCTTCAAGTTCTGGAGACATAATAGGCGGCTTTATTCCTAACTTATCCTTAATAAATGGTATATGTTCATAATATTTATTATATCCTAATTTCTTGAGAATTTCTTTTGTTTTTGCATTAGTAATTTGCGCTATATCAACTCTCTCTTTTTTAATTTGCAATTTGATATTTTCAATAACATCTTCCGGTATTTGTGTAGTTTCTTTACCTTGAAATTGAGCTAATATTTCCTTGAAATGATTGATTCTTTTGTAAGCATAAAAACAAACTTCTTTAGGTGGTTCTTTGTATGAAGGTTTTTCATTTTCAATAAGATAAGGTATGCTTCTTGAACACATATTACAAATCAAAATGCCATCTTCTTCTAGAGGTATAAGTTCACCTTTGTGACATACTTGACATACATCGGTTGGATATACAAAATTATTTACATCTAAAAATTCATCACTCACATTACTTAAATATTGAAGAACTATATTGTTGTTGTCTTTTTGAGAAAGTACACAGGGCACATTATCTTCTTTAATTTTAAAAAATTTATTTACTAGTTTTGATTTATTATTTGTTATTTGTGCATTTGTTCCAGTTGATATATTTTTTTTATTTTCAAAATACTCAAATATAAATTTAGAATTATCAAGAAAATATTCCTTCTTTTTTGATTTAATTTCTTTTATAGTATCCTTTAAATCATTAATTTGGTCTGTTATATCAAGTTTTTCTTCAACGCATAATGTTTCAGCTTCCATTTCTAACTTTTTTTTGAGTGTTTTGATTTGAGTTTTGTAATCTAATATAGAGCTTTCATCTTTTGAAAATTCATTTAAGAACTCTTTGTGTTTTGTATCAAGTGTTATTGTTGATTTTTTGTTAAATTTAATCTTTTTATTTGATTTGGGTTTAAAAGATGGCATATTAATATAGAATTAAGCATTTTATTTAATTACTAATATGTTCAATATATTTAAATAAAATTGAAATAATATTTGTTGAAAATATTTAAACAATTAACATTCTATAATAAAATGTCTCGAATTTTGGATACTATGTTTATGAAGCGTTTCTGTTTACCATCAAATGTTGATATTTCATCTTACGAAAGTGGAGAGTCAAAAATTTCATCATGTTTATGTGGAAATTTCAATCATGTTGCATGTATATTAGAAGGGAAAGATCGCTAACATACAGAAAGCACATATCCTAAGTTTTGGTTATAATGCGATGGGAAACTTATTTGGAAATGATCCTGGAATACACGCTGAACAGGACGCAATAACTAAATTGAAACCATTAGAACGAAAGAAACATTTGCAAAATATAAATATGTTGGTGATTCGATTTTCAAAAAATAATAAAATGCAAAATTCAAAACCGTGTGCCAATTGTATAGAAATAATGAGAAAACTACCTGAAAAGAAAGGATATAGAATTAAGAATATTTATTATTCAAATGAAAATGGAGTGATTGTCAAAAGTAGTTTAATAAATCTTCAAAAAGAAGAATTACATTATTCAAGATTCTTTAGAAAAAATAGGCGACATAAAAATAATTCTACAATCTAAAACAAGTTAAAACATATGTTATGTTTTCTTTGAATGTAATAAATGGATATTAAATTAAATATAGATTCTTTAAAAGATTTAGAAAATGTGAAAGTGGATATAATTAAATTTCAAAAAATGTTGTTGTTATTTAATTCTATTGAGCAAGGATGGTCTGTAAAAAAAAGAGATGGCTCATATGTATTTTCTAAATCTCATGAAAATAAAAAAGAAGTGCTTGAAGACAGTTATTTATTAAAATTTATGAAGACCAATTTAGATTTAAATAAAATACTATCTTAGTATATTTTGTTTATATTTTATTGAAATTAATTTAATTTAATTAATTGAATTAAATTAAAATTCTCAAAATTTTTTTCTTTAGGGATTGTATAAATATGGGAGGTGGATTAATGCAACTCGTCGCTTATGGAGCTCAGGACGTATACCTTAAAAGCCTGTAGGGTAGAAAAACGTCGGGGAATATCGAAAAAATAAGATATTCATAAACCCCTTTGTGGACATTTAGACAATACCACGGACGTTAATTAGGGAAATTAAATATACTCCCAATATTTAATTAGAATAACCCTAGTGAGAAAATCAAACTGCTTGAAACCCCTAAAACTTATTCTACTAAGCAATTTTTGTGAAAACTTTGTGGCCAAGAGAAAAAACTTGGGTATAGTAATAATGAATAAGATGATAATACAAAATGTATTTGAAATGGGCAATGAGCATCCAAGCTTCTTTAATGAAAATCTAAAACAATATAAATAAAAAATGTTATATTACACTATGGAAAAAATATGCCATAAGTGTAATTTGAATAAACCTATTAATAAGTATAGAATATATACAAATAACGCAATATCAAATACATGTAAATCATGTGATAATGAAATGGATAAAATAAGGAAAAAAAAATTAAGAGAAATAAAAAACCATTCTATTTATACATGTGAAAAATGTAATATTGATAAACCATTGTTTTCTTTTGCGAAATTAAAAAAATTTTACAAATCTAAGATTTGTCTGGATTGTTATCCAAATTTTTTGAGGGAACAAAAAAATGAATGGTGTCGCAAAGAAAGTTTTTCAAATATAAACTATAGATTAAAAAAATCTATAGCAGCAAGATTGCGTGAAGTTATTGTAAACAAAAACAATTCAACTATGAATTATATAGGTTGTAATATTCAATATTTAAAAGAATGGTTTGAATTTAATTTTACCGATGAGATGAATTGGGATAATTATGGAAAATTGTGGTCAATAGACCATGTCATACCTGTTTATCATTTTGACCTAACAAATGAGCATGAAAAATTACAATGCTGGAATTGGTCAAATTTAATGCCTACAACAATTCAGTTCAATTCGTCAAAAAAAAGTAAAATAGATTTAAACCAGGTAAATTATATTGTAGATAGATTAATAAAATTTAAAGAAGAAGGTTCAACGACTAAATGGTTTTCGGAAGAATATTTATTGAACAAAGACTTTGCTATACAAAAAATAAATAATTCTTCTTAAGATATAGTCTAATCCTTATTGAAAAATAAGGTAGAGGAAATGTACAGGTAATCCTCAAATTACTTTTTGGAAAGTAACTTATCGTAGATACACAAATTTTGCTATTGAATCAATTGAACAAACTTTCAATGGCCAAGCTGACTTTGGACGTCGTGTTCAATGTGTTATCAGCAGAAACGGAGATTTGGCTTACAGAACTTACTTGCAAGTCACTCTTCCTGAAATCAACCAACTTATGGGTCTTGGTAACTACAGTACCGGCCAAAACACCGGTGTCTATGCCCGTTGGTTAGATTTCCCTGGCGAACAATTGATCGCCCAAGTTGAAGTCGAAATTGGTGGTCAAAGAATCGACCGTCAATACGGTGACTGGATGCACATCTGGAACCAATTGACCATGACCTCTGAACAACAACGCGGTTACTTCAAGATGATTGGTAACACCACTCAATTGACCTTCATCACTGATCCTTCTTTTTCTGATGTTGAATCTCCTTGTGACTCAGCTGCTCCTCGTCAAGTTTGTGCCCCAAGAAACGCTCTTCCAGAAACCACTTTATACGTTCCACTTCAATTCTGGTTCTGTACCAACCCTGGACTTGCCCTTCCTTTGATTGCTCTTCAATACCACGAAGTCAAGATTAACCTTGATATCCGTCCTATTGATGAATGCTTGTGGGCTGTTACTACCTTGAACTGCAACACAAACCCATACCCAAGTTCCAATGCTGCCGCATCTCAATACGCTGTTGGTCGCCCAGTTCCAGCCACCATTGCTTACAACCAATCTTTGGTCGCTGCCTCTTTGTATGTTGATTACGTCTTCTTAGATACTGATGAACGTCGCAGAATGGCTCAAAACCCACACGAATATTTGATCACTCAACTTCAATTCACTGGTGATGAATCTGTTGGTTCTTCTTCTAACAAGATCAAGCTTAACTTCAATCACCCAGTTAAGGAATTGATCTGGGTTGTTCAACCTGACCAAAACGTTGATTACTGTTCATCTTTGACCTGTGATGCCCTCTTGTTCAAGGTCTTAGGTGCTCAACCATTCAACTACACTGATGCCATCGATGCTTTACCAAACGCTATCCACGCTTTCGGAGGCCCAGCTGCTCTTGCTCAAGATTCTCGTGCTTACATCGATGCTCGTGGTTTGTTCCAAGATGCTGGTGCTCTTGATTACCAGCCAGCTGCTGAATGGGCTGGATTTACTGGATACTGGCATGGTCCTTCCAACCCTTACAATGAAGCCAACTTAGGTGGTCAACAAGTTCCACTTCCTGAAGGTCTTGATCCTGCTATTGCTGCTGCATTGGCTTCTGGAACTGCTTCTGCTCACCTTGAAAACTCTGGTGTCTCTGATGCTGGCACTTTCGTCTTATCCGAAACCTCTTTGGATATGCACTGTTGGGGCCAAAACCCAGTTGTCACTGCCAAGCTTCAATTGAACGGCCAAGATCGCTTCTCTGAACGTGAAGGAACTTACTTCTCATGGGTCCAACCATACCAAGCTCACACCCGCAATCCTGATGAAGGTATTAACGTTTACTCATTTGCCCTTCGCCCAGAAGAGCACCAACCATCGGGTACATGCAACTTCTCCAGAATTGATAACGCCACATTGCAATTGGTCTTGTCTAACGCCACTGTTGAAGGAACCAAGACTGCTAAGGTCCGTGTCTATGCCACCAACTACAACGTCTTACGTATTATGAGTGGTATGGGTGGTTTGGCTTACTCCAATTAAGCACCTTACATCGTGTTGTTTTTATTTATATATTTTAATAATTAATTATTGCTTTTTAATTATTAAAGCAAAAAACAATATAATAGTTTTTTAAAACAAAATCAAAATGAATTACCATTTAAATCATATATAATTAATTATAAAGGGCGTCAATATTATTTACATCCTTTGCTACTGAATGTTCAGGAACAAAGATTTGCTCCGGAAGTTGCCGTAGCAAAATATATTTTAAAAATAAAACAACTTAAAATGATGTATATGATACAATATACAGCATATGGAAGTAGTAAAAGCATTTAACGAAAATGGAATGACACAAACCATTACAATTAGAGGAACGTCTGAAAATCCCTTATTTAGAGCATCTGATATAGGTTCAATATTAGAAATTAGCAATATAAGACAAACCATAAAAGATTTTGATAATACAGAAAAAGTTGCTGTCAGTATTGCTGACAGCATCGGCAGAGAACAAAATGTATCATTTTTAACCGAATTAGGATTATACCAATTATTGTTTATATCAAGAAAACCAATCGCTAAAATATTTAAAAAATGGGTTTGCGAAGTTATTAAAGAAATTAGATTAAATGGTGTATATGATTTACAAAAACAATTGGAAAAACAAAAAACAGAAATGCAATTATTAGAAGAAAATAAAAATAAAGAATTTGAAGAAAAAGCAATTAAACAAAAAGAACTTCAAAATGAAAAAACATTATTAGAAAAATTTTCATATAAATGTTCTCTAGTTTACGTTATAAAGGTTAAAACTTATGAAAATGGGGAATATATTGTAAAAATTGGATACAGTGAGCAAGGAATTTTATATAGATATAATCAACATAAAACTAATTATGATGAATGTATTCTGTTAAATTGTTTTTTAGTTGATAAAAGTCATGAATTTGAACAATTTTTACTTAAGTATAGTTTAATTTATCAAAATAAATGTAAAACATTGGAAAAACATGAAAACGAAAATGAATTAGTTTTTATTGGAAAAAATTTAACTTACAAAATATTATTAAAAATTATTGAAGACAATATCAATAATTATAATTATAGAGTTAGTGAGTTATTATTAGAAAATCAATTATTAAAGAGTAAATTAAATTCAAACCAACAAAATACTAATCAACTAACAAATAATGATGAAATATCAGAATTAAAACAAATGATAAAAGAATTGTCAAATGGAATATTTGACCTAAAAAAATCAAACCAAGAAATATTAAACAAATTAAATTCACAACAAACTAAGGTTTCAACAGGCTTTAATCAACAACTTCCAACCCTAGGACCACGACTTCAAAAAATTAATCCAGAAAATTTACAGCTAGTAAAAGTGTACGAATCTGTAACAGAGGTTATGAATGAAAACAAACAAATTAAACGTCCAAGTATTATGAAAGCTATTCAAAAAAATACCATTTACTGTGGTTTTCGTTGGCTATTAGTAGAGAGAAATCTCGACCCAAATGTGATTCACACGATCGAACCAACCAAAGAAACCAAAACGCAAAATTTAGGATACATAGCAAAATTGGACGCAAACAAATCCGAAATAGTAAATGTATATTTAGATAGAAAAACAGCAGCTCAAATGAATGGATATCAAAGTTCATCAGCCTTAGATAATCCAGTAAAAAATGGAACCATTACAAATGGTCATTACTATATTTTATACAATAATTGCGACGAAGATTTAATCTGCGAGTTTGAAGAAAAAAACGGGTGTCCAATATTGTACAAAAACGGCGTGGGTCAATTTGATTTAAACGGAAATATGACAAACGAATATTCGTGTAAATACGATTGTATCAAAGAACTTAAAATAAGCGATAAGACCTTAGCTAAGTGTATTAATAAAGATATTGCTTATAACGGATTCTATTACAGAGAGCTTGGAGAGAAATTATTTATATAAAAAATTGATTGCATAAAAGATATAAAAATATATCCCATAATAAACAATGAAATATACATTTACGTTTAAAGAAATCAATACCCAACAAACATTACGTATTTTTGCGGATTCAACTAGCACAATAGCTGAGTTTGTCGAAAATGTAAAAATACTTATTTACGACCATCTTGAAAGCATATGTTTAAATAAATCATTTGATATCGTTGAAGCAGGACAATACAATAATCGTAATGGATTTGAGCCAGAATTAGCCGATAAATTGGAAGCGTGTTATGACGAAAATGCTACACTAGAACAAATTTTTGGAGATAGGTGGAAAAATACATCATTTTACATAAGAATTTTATAGCAATCCTTCAAAATTTAAATTCCCTGTAAATACAACATTATTTTCATAACGAATGATTACAAATATAGATTTGTAATAATTTAATTTTCTTTTTACACCCAATATTCTAGACAACATTTCTACCGTAGCTATAATAAATCTGTGCCACATATTGTCCTTGTCTAGTATGCCTAATTTAATGTCAACTTTGTGTAAACACGGTAGATATCTAATTACTTTATCTTTCATTACTCCAATAAAGTTTCTAATATATTGGTCTGTTCCATAACAATATTGTTGTTCTCTCTCAATCTCAGTTAAATCATCTATTTCAAAATCATCTTGCAACCAAGTTTTATATCTAAAATTGACTTTGCAGTTAATTGTTTCATAATGTATTAATTCAGATGAAGTCATTTCACAATATACTGCGTTTCGTAAATAATGTTATTGAGAATTGTAAATAAAAAAATAATTTATTCAATTTTTTAATTGGATTAAATATATTCAATATACTCCTCCATGTCAAAACCATACTTGTTAGCTATTCTTTCTAATCTGGCAGGATTAAATACGTATTTTGCTAGGTCTTCGGCAAAAGGTTTGCATTTTAAACGCATCGCATCTGTATCTAACTTTGCGAATAAATGAATTGCATTTGGATTTTTAGATAAATAACTCCAATCTACTTTATCTAAATTCTTTTCTAGAATAGAAATCGCATTTGGATTTAAAGATAAATAAGTCCAACAGACTTTATCTAGATTTTTTTCTAATAAATGAATTGCATTTGGATTTCTAGATAAAGCATACCAATCAATTTTATCTAGATTTTTTTCTAGAATATAAATCGCATTTGTATTGATAGATAATAAATACCAATTAATTTTATCTAGATTTTTCTCTAATAAATGAATAGCATTTGGATTAAAAGATAACCACTTCCAATTAACTTTATCTAAATGTTTTTCTAAAAGAGGAACCGCATTTGAATTTCTAGATAAATATCTCCAATAAATT